GCGCACCCGTCGATCATCCTCAGCACTGACAAGGTAATGAGTCCGCAGCAAGTCGCCGACATGCAAGCTGCGTTTGCGCGGCGGCACTCAGGGCTCGCCAACGCTCACCGCCTGCCGATGGTGTTGACCGAAGGCGTCTCAGCCAAGGAGCTAAGCCTTTCGGCGGAGGATGCGCAGCTACTGGAGGCGCGCAAGTTCCAAGTGCTGGACGTTGCTCGCGCGTTTGGCGTTCCCGGTTTCATGATCAACGAGTCGACTGGCGCGACGTCATGGGGATCTGGCATTGAGTCGATTGGCCGGGCTTTCGTCCAATACACACTGCAGCCATGGCTGCGAAAAATTGAGCAAGAGCTGAACCGAAAGATCTACCCTCGCAACACTGGTCGCTTCCTCGAGTTCTATCGTGAGGCGCTGTACGAAGGCGACATCAAGGCTCAGGGCGATTACTTCCGCTCCGCCCTTGGTGGTCCTGGTGCCGGCGATGGCCACATGTCGGTCAATGAGGTCCGGCGGATCAAGAGGATGCCCCCGATCGCCGGCGGTGACGAGATTTATCGAGCGCCGCGCGACCCTGGTCCATCAGCTAGCCAACCGAAACGAGAAAGCGAGTGACCAAATGAACCAGATACTTCAACTGTACAAAGATAACGCCCAGCGCGCGAAGCAGCCTGTAAACATGGTGCGCAACTCAGCCGAAGCGTCACTGTACATCTACGATGTTATCGATCCGTATTGGGGTGTCAGCGCACAGAACGTGATCGACGCGATCGGCCGTGCGGGTGACGCTGAGGTGCTGCACGTCTATATCAACAGCCCCGGCGGCAGTGTGTTCGAAGGACGCGCCATCATGGCTGCCATCGCGCGCTTCCCCGGTAAGACTATCGCCCACATCGACAGCCTGTGCGCGAGTGCAGCCACAGGTATCGCTCTGGCATGCAACGAGGTGGAGATGTCCGAGGGCGCCTTCTTCATGATCCACAACGCAAGTGCAATGGCATGGGGCGATAAAGCAGCTCTGCGCGAGACCGCAGACCTTTTGGAAAAGATTGAAGGATCGATTGTTGGCGACTACACCGCGAAGACCGGCAAGGATGCTGAACAAATCGTTACCTGGATGGATGCGGAGACTTGGTTCTCAGCCGCGGAAAGTCTGGAGCACGGCTTCATCGACCGCGTGAGCGCGGCACCCGCAGCCAAAGCGGCGAACGCCTGGAACTTGTCGGCCTATGCGAAGGCACCAGCCGCGCTGGCCGCGCCGTCGCCAGCCGTGGAGGCGGATCTGGTAGAGCCAGTCAATGTCGTCACGTCGCCAGAGTCAATAGTGGACCATACGGCCGTGCCGGAACCCACTCCGACCCCACCATCGATGACACAGGCGAATCGCAATCGCCTCACACTCGCAACAGCTTTGTAAAGCGCTTCTCGCGCGACACCGCCGAGGTCGGACACCTCAACAACAGGAGCCTTTCGGCTCCTTTTTCTTTTGAAGGTAAATATGACTATTCAAGCCCTCCGCGAGAAGATTGCAAACCTCGCTACTCAAGCCAATCACCTGATCGCGGAGAAGGGCGACCAGGTTTGGACGCCAGAAGATCAGGCCAAGTTCGACGGCCTGACCAACGACATCAACGCGACCAAGGCGCAGATCCGTAATCTGGAAACGATGCGCGACCTCGAGGCAGAGAAATTCTTCAACGACGGGTCGAAGCAACAGAAACAGGAAGGCGTCGAAATCTCGGCTCTGGCCGCTGTTGCCCTTTACATGCGTCACGGCCAGAACGTGACCGCAGAGCAGGCTGTTGCGATCCGTAACGCCATGTCGACCACGACCCCAGGCGAAGGCGGATACACCGTCCCGACCGAAGTTGCAGCCATGGTGATCGATCGCCTGAAGGCCTTCGGCGGCATGCGTGACGCGGCTACCATCATGAATACCGAAACCGGTCATTCGATGACCTTCCCGGGTAGCGATGGCACTGGCGAGGTCGGTGAGATCGTCGCCGAGAACGGCGGCGCAGCCAGTGGCGACATTACCTTCACCGGGACCAGCCTGCCGGTCTACAAGTACTCGTCGAAGAAGATCGCGCTGCCGTTGGAGCTGATCCAGGACAGCGCAATCGACGTCGTCGCATTCGTCGTCAACCGCCTCGCAACCCGCATTGCCCGTGCCCAAAACCTGCACTTCACTACCGGCACCGGCTCCGGACAGCCAACCGGCGTTATCACCGCGTCGGCGGTTGGTAAAGCTGGCGCCACCGGCCAGGTCCTGACCGTCACCTACGGCGATCTGGTCGACCTGAAGCATTCGGTCAACCGCGCATACCGCAGCAACGCGAACTTCATGATGAACGACCAGAGCGTGGCCGCCGTCTCGAAGATCGTGGACACCGTAGGCCGTCCGATCTGGGTGCCGGCAGTTGCCGAGGGCGCTCCAGACATGCTGCTGGGCAAGCCGATCCTCGTCAACGACGACGTGGCGGTCATGGCTGCAAGCGCGAAGTCGATCGCGTTCGGTGACTTCTCGCAGTACACCATCCGCGACGTTGCGAATAGCACCACCATGCGTCGCTTCGATGACTCGGCCTTCGCCCTGAGCGGTCAGGTCGGCTTCTGCGGTTGGACCCGCTCGGGCGGTAACCTTCTCGACACCGCCGCGGTCAAGCTGTACCAAAACAGCGCAACCTGATCGTGACCGGCGGCCGGCTTCGGCTGGCCGCCATTCCGGAGAATAAGCATGGCAAAAGCAAAACCCGCTACAGCTCAGACGCAAGGTTCGGTCGAGTCAGATATGGGTGCAGAAGTGAAGGGCCCCGCCACGGCCGGGCCATCGCTGTCAAAGGCCAAAACGGTCAAGGCTCGCGTGCTGGCAGCATGCTTCTATGGCGAGCCGAACGATGTCGTCGAGATCGAGGAATCGTTGGCGGCACTGCTGCCAGGCGTGATCGACACCAATCCGGCGGCAGTCACTTGCGCCGAATCGCTGAAGGCCAACTCAGAAGAGTAAGCCTGACAACTACCCGAGGAACCCATGTCGCTCAAACTCATCACGCCCCCCTCTGCCGAGCCCGTTACGCTCGCCGAGGCGAAAGCACATCTGCGCGTGGAGGTCTCGGACGACGACGCACTGATCTCGACGCTGATCACGGCGGCTCGTGAAGATGTTGAGCACCAGACGCAACGCGCTTTGATGCTCCAGACATGGGAACTGGCGCTAGATGAATTCCCCGCGCCGGCGTACGGGATCCGCCTCCCGAGGCCGCCGCTAGCGAGTGTCGACAGTGTGCGTTACATCGACGCTGACGGAATTCTGCAGACAATGACTGAGGCTAAATATCAGTTGAGTCAGCACAGCGAGCCTGCAGCCTTGCGCCCAGCATACGGCAACTCCTGGCCGGCGAATCGCAAGCAGTCTGACGCAGTTATCGTGCGCTATGAGGCAGGCTATCCGGATGCTGCGAGCGTACCGTCGCAGATTAAAGCCTGGATGCTGCTTCGCATCGGGCTGCTGTATGAAAACCGCGAGGCTGCTTCGGGAATGACCCTAAATCCGCTTCCCTTCATTGACAGGATGCTCGATCCGTATCGTGTGTGGGGTGGCTAATGCAATCCGGGAAGCTAGACCGACGAATCACGATCCAGCAGCGTCAGAAAACGACTAACCCGGCGAACGGCGAGGATCTTTACGGCTGGGTCGATGTTTTGTCGTGCGCGGCCGAGTTCGTCCCGAACCGCGGGCAAGAGTTCTTCGCTGCACGCCAGAAGCAGGACGAGTCCGCAGGGCTGTTCCGCATTCGGTACCGGTCAGGCATCGCGCCGGAAATGCGAATCGTCTTCGAGGGCAAGCCCTACGACATCATTTCGGTTGATCCGATGTTCGGCCGCAAAACCGGCCTTGAACTGCTCGCAAAGACAGGGCTGACAAATGGCTGACGACATCAACGTCCGCATCACTGGTCTGCCTGAGTTCATCAATCGTCTGCGAGCCTTGTCGCTGGATATGCAGCGCAAGGTGACGCGCGCTGGCGCGATGGCCGCTGGTAACGTGTTCCGCAAGGCGGCTGTCGCTAATGCGCCGACGTTGCAGAAGCAGGACACGCGGAAGAACAATCAACGCGTACCCGGAGCGCTACAGAAAGCGATTTACGCCACTCGATCGCGCATCAAGTCGAGGCCCGGTAATGAGTTTATCGTCGTCGGCGTTCGATCAAGCAAGCAGGCGTCGGCGCGCGGTAATGGTGCATTTTATTGG